AAAGTGCTTGACAAAGCTGCACCAACAGGAAGCCCAAGGTTGTTGTAATTAAAAACCTCTTCAACCATTTTTATTTGACTTTTTACAGACATAAATCTATGAATAATTCCAATTCCACCAGATTCAGCAATAGCAATAGCCATATCTTTTTCACAAACCGTATCCATTGGAGATGCTATTACTGGCAAATCTAACCAAGTATATCCACCAATAGGCATTTTAAAATCTACAGAGGACCTACTTACAACTTCTGAATATTGTGGAATCATTAAAATGTCATCAAAGCAAATATCATTATTGGCTAAATATTCTTTCACAAACTTAGCCACTCTGGATGCTTAAGAGTCCACTCAACCGTCTTTCTAATAGATTCTTCTAGTGGCATTGGAGATACCCATCCAGTATCAGCGATCTTTTTTCCATCTAAAGCATACCTTAAGTCGTGACCTGGACGAGAAGAGTGAAAGTCCTCTAGTTCATACTTCAAGGGTTTTCCAACTGCCTCTGCAATCATCTGAGCCATCTCTAGGTTGTCCACTTCTCTTTCACCAACAATGTGAAATTTTGCTGGGACTTCAGATTCTCCATAAGCTGGGAAGTGTTGCTTAAGAACGTGTAGCAAGCCATCCGCCTGATTTCTAGCATGTAGATAAAAACGACTTCCAATCTCTCCTTCTGGAGATGAATGAATTTTCATAGTTTCTCCATTAACAACCTTCTTGATTACCATTGGCATAAATTTTTCAGTATCTTGAGTTTCACCAATTATATTCATCGTGTTTGTAATTGCTATTGGAATGCCATACGTTCTCCAGTAAGAGAATGCAATACTTTCTTGTGCTGCTTTAGAAGCAGAGTAGGGATTGCTTGGAAAATATTGATCTTCCCATTCTTTATGAGAATAACCAGGCTTTGCAGGACCGTAAACCTCATCAGTTGATATATGCAAAAACTTTTCTGGCTTTGCAACCCTTGCCCAATCAAGCAGATTGCATATTAAGGATACATTATTTAAAATAAACGAAGCAGGTTCTTCAATACTCCTATCAACATGACTTTCACTTGCAACACTAATAACATAATCAATTTCACCAAACGCACTGGACGTAACCGAAGAAATGGGTGCAGCTAGATCTGTTTTGACAACCTTAATACGAGCATAAGCCCCTGGAAAGTCATCACATGCAACATTGATTCTATCTGTTAACCCCTTATGTGTAAATGTAGTTGGACAAACTATAAACCAGTCTGTATTTACCAGTAGGTGTCTAAGCACATGGCTTCCAACAAAACCACTTGCCCCTGTTAAGAGAACTCTTTTACTCACGTTTTTTCCTTTTCTATTAAATTAAATTAAAATTTATAAGATATTCTTTAATATCTTCTGTCATCTCAGGTTTAGATTTTATCATCTTTTCATCATCCTTGTCAACTTTTGGACGAGACTTGTATGTATGAATTTCTACTTCCTGAATCTTTTCTCTCCTTGTGTGGCTGATTGCATTATAAACAGATCCACACATAGCATCTGCAAGGTCCTTAGATTTCTTTCTTGGGTGGTCAACTCTATTATTATTCATAATTCTAAGCTCCTGCATTTCCTCAAGTAATAAATCTATTAGGGGTAAGGCTATTCTTTCTTCATAAATAAGCATAGATAAGTCTTCATAATGTTTTTTAGCTACCGATAAAGTTTCTGTCTTTATTCCCACACTACTTAAATCTCTTTGGATATCAAAAGAGTTCCAACGATCAAAGGTTACTAAGCCAAGATTAAATCCCAGCCTTCTTAAATTAATAATCCAATTTTTTACTTCTGATAAATCTACTGGACCTTCTTTTTTAGGCTCCCAATAAACTATTGCATCAACTACAACAAAGGGAACAATCTGCTGGTAGTCATTAAATGATTGTAGACTTACCCATTTATCAATGTGAGCAATAGACACGGCACACTTATCGTGCTTTTGTGCTAAGTCAGCGTGGACATAGTAGGTTATTTCAGGATCTGGTTGGAACGATTCTTCTATTCTCTTACCAACATCAATAGGGTTATGCTTTTTAAATGCCATTCCGAGCTTTTCTCTATTTTTAAAGAAGGCATCGGAGGATGTAGTTGGCATACAGGCAAAACGCATTAGTGCATCTGGCATATCTGTAAAGAAAGCTAATTTAAAATCTTCAATTTTTCTTGTAGGATTAATTTCCCAAGTTGGTCTTTTAAGTGCAAAGACTCCAGGAAGTTTGTAGGAGTTGATATGGTCTTCGTCCCACTCCACAGTAAATTTATTTTGTGGATCATCTTCTGATAGTGCTGGGTTTAAGATAAACTCGTGAGATCTTACAATAGTTTCTTTCTCTGCAATAACATCTTCATACCTTGTTGAAATAAAGTCACCCTTAAAACGAGGGAATGAGAGAAGAACTACCTTGCCAAAGTCTGGGAAGCGAGAGTCAACGGATCCACGGAATGCTTTATAAATATTTTCAGCAGTTTTAGCGTGATCATTTCCACTTGCAGACTCCATTGCAAATCCAGAAATCTCATCAAGAATTGCAAGCATTAAGTTTAAACCTTCAGCAGACTCTCTTTCTGAGTGACCAGAGTAAACAGTAATAGACTTATCAAATTCAATAGCATCAATCCTTGGTGGAGAAAACTTTCCTGCAAACCAAGGGGATCCTTCTATCTTACTTCTAAAGCCTTTAAAGAAAACGTTCTTTGCCTGTTGAGCATTAATAGCAACATTCATAATATCAATAGCATCATTAGATGGCTTACCAAAATATCTTGAAGGATCTTTTAAGCATAATAATTTATAAACTAAATAAGAACATCCTACAGTAGAGGTATAATCTTTTCCACTACCTTTTCCAAGTTGCATAATAATTTCACCCTTGGTATATTTTTTATAGTGTTCCTTGCCAGCTTGTTCACCCATATATCTAATGATATCTTTTTCTTGATAGATTTGACTCATACATTCAACAAGAGTATATTGATACTCCGATAAATGTGGTTGATTTAAATATTTTTCACCTGTAACAAATGTTACAACGTCAACTGGGGTTTCTGAAAATGGTGACTCATCAAGAGCCTCCATAAAGTCACTAATATCAATTGTCAATTACAACTACCCCACCCTCATTAACTTGAGAAAGTTTTGTTAGAACTTTTGGTCTACAAGATTCACAGGATGAAGTAACTTCTTTAAGAATACTTATAAGTATTTCTTGCTTTCTTTCTGTTTCTAAAAGTTCATCAGCAAGTTCTTGATTATCAAGTAGCCCTGCTTTTTGCAACATCTCAAGTCTCTTGCCTTCAATATCAGCAATAAGTTTAATAGATGTAGTTTTTGCTGTTAAGTTTGCGGTAGTGTCTGCAGAGTCAATAACTTCGTATGCCTTTTTAATTAAAGATGAAAAATGTTGGTCTGCACCAGCAAGGGCTTCCTTTGCACGAGCATGGATTGCCTGATTATTGGCAGCCATAACTCTCCAGTCGGTAAGAAGCTCAGTAACTTTTACTCTTGGAATGTCAAGTATTTTTGAAATCTCTGAGGCATCAGAACCTTTTAGGTACTCTGAAGCAACCTTATTAACAAGGTCTAAATGATTAACTAACGCTGCTTCGCTTGACACGCTTACCTCTCTTCTTCACTGCTTTTACTCTGTCAGGATAAAAAGACCTTGTTGGTCCAGAAATATCCTTAAACATTTGAAAGCAATCTATCCATTCTACACCATTTTCAGGATTTTTTACAAGACTTTTAAACTTAAAAGTAGCACCATATTCTCCAGTAATCTTTATAAGATCACCTTCGTTTATTTCGTGACCACTTTCAGCTACCATCAAAGGCTTTCTTTCAAACTTATCCTGAAATATAATTTTCTTTTTAGCCACGCTTTTTAGCCTTCTTTAATAGGAGATACCCAATTAAATCATCTTCATCATTGTCACCTGCATAAAGCTTTTTATTCTTAATTCTATTTAACTTATCATCAATACGAACATTTAACTGCTCCATATCGTCTGCATTACTAAAGATACGAATAGGATTAAGGGCAGAGTTTCCGTATGCCACATTTTTTTCTAGCAACATTTCTGTGATATCTAAACAGGCAGCAAGAATGCTATATCCAGCTGGGGCGGTCTTATAAAGCTCAAGAATTTTTTTAATCTTATCTTCATTCTTATTTGCAAAGAATGCTTGTAAAGGGTATTCAGCCATTATTTTCTCCTACTTTTTCTTAATCCAAATTTTGAAAGATAAACGTAGATAGTCTCAACAGAAACGCCACACTCTTTAGCAATATCTTCTGGAGATTTTTTATCTACAAGAAATCTTTTTGTTAACCATTTTTCATTTGCATGAAGTTTCATAATATCATTATATCCTTTATAAGTCAAGCTTGGTTATTTTATTCCAGTTGTTTGTTGCATACCACCCAATAGCAATTGCATCTGCAACATCGTTGTCACTTACATCAGTCATAAATTCTATATTAACAAGTCTAATAGTTCTATTCTTTCTAAATTCTCTTTCCTTGCCTTTGTACCAAGATTCTGACTTTCCAGGAGTTTGTTTTCTTAATTCAAACTTCTCTTCTTTTGTTAGAACCTTGTTGCCAATCCAGTTCTGCCAAGCAACTGGTACACAAGGATAGATATCTTTTACGCCATTAATATATGCTGCACTAACAATAGCCCCTTGTGCAAGTGCTAACTGCATTGATGTTTTTGGAGAGTTTGCAAAAATAGTATTTTCAATTACAACTACTTCAACATTAAAATCTTTAAATAGTGGAGTAAGTTTTTTACAAGCATCTCCAGCTTTCCTATAATGATCCTTTCCAGTAAAATTAATCTTTCCAAATTTTACCAACTCATTATTTTCAAATATGGCAAAGGCAGCAGAAGTAGAAGAAGCATCTATAGAAATAAATCTTTTTGGCTTTCCAATATCTTTCCAACTAGCTTTGCTCATAATCAAAAAATCCTTTTATATCTTTTAGAGTCTGATCAAGTTTTCTTTTACTCATCATACAACTATTACAAAATCCAATATCATTATAAATACTAATTTCTAAACCACATCCACCAGCACATTTTCTTGACTTAGCAGCACGAGCCTTAATCTTTGAAACCTTATATCTTTGCATAATCTTTTCCTTTGTAGCAGTAGCCCTGCACTCAGGTGAGCAATATATTTGATTCTTATTATTGCTTTTAAATTGTTCATCACACAGCTTACAAAATTTACTCAAGGTCTTTCCTTGGTGCTATTTTAATATCACCCTTTGGCTTTGTGCGACATACTGTTTCGAAATCACAACCCTTACAAACTTTTGAGTTTGAGCGATAAGGATTTTCAGGAAGAAGACCATCATCAGATGCTTTCTTTACTTCTCTCATCCAATCAAAAAAGTAATTAATAAAGTTCTTGTAATGATCAGTTAGTTTAATTGGGAACAAAGAAAGTTCATGACTATTCTTTGACTCATAAATAAGAAATGCAAAACTCTTTTTAAGAATCTTCATATAAATTAAAAGTTGTTCAACATGGTATTTTCTTGCTTCACCCTTAACATTTAAATAATGAAAAGAATCTTCATTAAGTGTTTTAATTTCAGTAAGAATATCCATATCATTCCACTTAATAATTGCATCTGTTCTACCAGAAATAGGTGGGTCTACATACGACAAACGCTCTTCGTTAGTTACCAAGATGCCAGCAGACTCCATAGCCTTTTCAATACGACCATGACGATCAGTACCACTGTCCATATTTGCAACTGAGTACCAATCAGTCTTTACATCTGATTCATTTCCTTCAAACCACAAGTACCAAAATCTAGGACACTTTCCTGCACCATAGGTGAGTGTTGAGGGGGTAAAGCTATCTCTCTTTTTAAAGGATGCTTTTCTTTGTAAGGCATACCCTTCTTTAATCTTGTCAACAATTGCTTGACTATCAATTAAATTTTCTTCACTCTTTTTTGGTTTTTCAACCAACTTACTAATAAGGCTTTTAGCCATTGTTAATCCTGACTGCATATTTTAATGCATCCACTAGTCTATCCGTTGCTTCTTTAGCTGAATAGTATATATTTTTCTTTGCTCGTTCATCTTTCTTAACATTAGTATACCAGGAAGCGAGCATTGCAAATTTAGCAGAGTATGCCTGTAGTTTTACAATTAGTTCAACACCAACCGATGCTGGAACGTCTGGCTTAGAAATTAATTTAGCAATTAGCACTAAAGTCTGTGTTAATTCTTCATCTTGCATATGTTCTGATATTTCATTAAATCCATTTACCTGATTTAATAAATCAACTGTTGTTTCCATTATTCCTCAATTCTTCAAATACTTCCCATTCAATAACAGCAAGTCTAACTTTCTTATTTCCCTCACCAATAACAAGCATGAGGGCTGGGTTTTTAGATCTATCAACCTTAAGAGTATCGGTGACAATTTTAGCCCAGTTATCCTGACTAATGGAAAAACTTTTACTGTACTCTTTTACGTCAACAACAAATTCATCATCACTGCCGTCAGCTTTTACAGCACCTCTTCCAGAATTTTTATGAGCCTTAAGACCAGCTCTTTTAAGTTCTGCACGTTCGCTCATTAGCCCCCCCTTGTAAAAATAACTTCAGACATGTGTCTATTGGAACAAAGCCAAGTTAGCTTTTTATATTCTTTATAAAATCTTGCAATGAATGCTACTTCTTTGCAGGTGTGACAGAAAAACTTTCCTCTATACTCAGAGAAATCTCTAGCCATTTACTTTGTCCTCTAATTCTTTTACTCTTTTAGGATCTTCTTTTAGCCAATCAATAACCTTTGCTCTACCCTGAAATCTTTCTTCCCCAATAGTATACCAAGCACCACCCTTTTGAATTGCACCAACAAGCTCTGCAGTATCAACTAAATCTGCAACCTTATCTACTCCTAAGACACCATCTCCATCAAAGTAGAAGTCATAGGAACCTGCAACAAATGCTGGACCAGTTTTATTAAAATCAATATGCCAATTTACTACACGACCAATTTTAGATTCAATCAACTTATCTCCCGACACTATCTTACCTTTAATTGCCTGATTGTCAGAATCACTTGACCAAAGTTTTACAATTGTACTACTAAAGAATTTTGTGGCAAGACCTCCAGTTGGCATATGGCTTGCAAACATAGGACCAATATTATTTCTAAGCTGAGAAATAAAAACTAGAAGTACTGGCTTTTCTTGATTGTTTGCAAAGTTAAGCATCTTTACTGCATTTGTCATATCTTTTGCTTCAGCACCAATTTGTTTTGTATTTTCAAGTTGCTTTAATTCTTCTGAATCCTTTTCAAAATATATTGCAGGAAGCATTGCTGAAATTGAATCAACAACAATCATGTCAATGCCAGCCTTCATTAACTGAACACCAACATCAACCATTTCATTCATACTTCTAGCATTTGAATAAATTAAATTTTTAACATCTACTCCAAGTTTTATTGCCCACTCAGGATCGAACGATGCTTCTGAATCAACCCAAGCACAAATCTTTCCATCTTTTTGTGCATCAGCAATCATTTGTAAACAAAAAGAAGACTTCCCTGCAGACTTATTTCCCCAAATCATTATCTGACGACCATATGCAAACCCACCTTTTAATGCGTGGTTAAGGCTAACGCTTGGTGTCTTTTGCTTTATAATTTCAATAGTGTCCCCACTTGTAATCTTTTTACGCAACTTTGGATCTAATTGAGATAGAAATTCTTCAAGGTCTATTTTGCTCATGCTAATACCCCGTGCATTTTTGGACGTTCTGTATTTGTCTTGGCTTTATTTTTTAAAGATTCTTCAAGAGATAAAGACGTATAACCATCTCTAACTAAACCAGCATATAAATCTAAGACTCTAATAATGATGTCTGCTAGTTCTTCTACTACTTGGTCATCGCCCTTCTCCTTGCGTATTGCCTCAAGTACCTCAGACACTTCTGAGTGCACCATTGCAAGCTGTTTTAGATAAAAAATAGTTCCATTATTTTCATCCCAGAAACCTTTGTCTCTTGCGTTTGCATGTAAGACTGCTGCAAATTCATCAATTACGATAGCCATTATAGTACTTCCTTCAATGTAATAGTTCCTTCTTTAGTTTCACTAAAATTAATCTTTGCTACTTTTCCAGGCTGACACTTCATATATCCAGTAGAGAACATTGTTGGAAAGACCATAGCAGCGGTCATCTCTCTTGAACTATCAGCAACAATCATGTTAGCCATTCTTTTTCCAGCCTTAGTAACTCTTGGAGTAAAGGATAGCACAAAGTACTCATCATTAGCAAATGGTATTTGCTTATAGTTTAAAAACTTAAGAAGTGGATTGTCTTTATGCTCTTTTAATTCATCAATGGGAATAGCTTCAGAAATTCTATTTGCACCTGCAAGAATTAAATAAGTTCTTCCTGGCTCAATCTTAGTTTCTTCTTCATCAAATATTCCAATTACTCCAGTAGAGTCCATAATTTCTACTCTTGACCAGCCCTTGCCACGCTTAATATTTTTTGCAATACCAAGAAGAACAAAAACTCCTTGTTCATCAAAATCTTCTACAAGATCTATGTATGCATAGTAGTGCTGTGGAACGCTGGTATTTAATTCTGGAAGATTAAGATACTCATAAAGATTATCTCTAACTTTTATTTCATCTCTTGGATTATCTTCAAATGTTAAAGCACCAATGAGGTCTAATGCTTCTACTGCTCTTGAATTAATTCCACTACCCTTTTTTATAGCAAAGTTTTTAAATTGCTCTTTAGATTCAAAAGGTCTTCCTGAAATAATTTTACCTGCGACTCCTTCGGAAAGCCATTTGATTGCAGCAAGTCCAAACCTAATGCCCTTACCCTCAATCTTAAAATCTGAGTCAGACTCGTTAACGTGTGGAAGTTTTAAAGACAGCCCCATACGCTTGCACTCAATTAAATATTCAGTACGAGTGTCACTATCTTTTTCACTCTTTAACAATGAAAACATAAACTCAATAGGGTAGTTATATTTTAGCCAAGCAGTCCAGTAAGACAAAGTTGAATATGCAACAGCGTGAGACTTGTTAAAAGAATAACCTGCGTGTGCTTCAAAGTCATGCCACAAATCTTTTGCTCTAATTCCAATATGTTTTTCTGCATTCTTAACAAACTTATCTTTAAAAATATCAAACTCTTTAGCATCTTTTTTCTTACCAATAATCTTACGAACCTTATCAGCTTCAACCATTGTCATTCCACCAAGAACCACACACGCTTGCATAACTTGCTCTTGATATAAAACACAACCATAAGTATCTTTTAGATAATCATTCATAGAGGGATGGATATATTCAACCATTTCCCTACCATGCTTACGGGCAATGTATGACTTTCCAATTGTATTCATAGCACCTGGACGAACAAGAGCGTTTGATGCAACAAGTTCATCAAAGTTACTGACTCTCATCTTAACCAAAAGGTTTGTATAGGGAGTTGCTTCACACTGAAAAACACCCTTTGTACGCCCCTCAGAGAGCATCTCAAAGACTTTCTTGTCATTTAGCGGTATCTGCTTCAGGTTTATGTCTGTACCGTGGCGTTCTTTAATTGTTTTAATAGTCTGATCAATTACAGTAAGAGTTTTTAGACCAAGTACGTCAAGCTTGATTAGACCAATTTCTGCAGCCTCTTCCATGTCTACTGCAACTACGGGAATTCTTTCTTTACTTCCTGGAGCAATTCGTGTTTCAAGTGGTGCATACTTAAAGATTGAATCTTTTGCAGTAACCACACCTGCAGCATGAATACCAGTTCCACGAATTCTTCCACGAAGTTGCTCTCCATACTTAACAATCTCTGGATACTTCATTCTAAACCATTGAGCATTGGCTGATCTTGTAAAATCATCCCAACTATCTACGCCTTTAAGAACTTTATTAACGTCATTAAGGGGAATGTTAAATGCCCTAGCAACATCTCTCACAACGCCTTTATCTTTAAATGCAAGGAACGTAGCAATAGATGCAACATTTTTATACTCACGTTCAAGATATGCTTTTACTTCATCTCTTCTATCGTCTGCTATATCAGAATCAATATCAGGAAAATCATCTCTGTCTGGATTAATAAAACGGAAAAACAAAAGACCGTATTCAATTGGATCAATTTCTGTAATTCCTAATGCATAACAAACTAAAGAACCTGCTGCTGAACCACGACCTGGACCCACCATGATTCCCTGATCTTTTGCCCAGCTAAGCATATTATGAACAACCAAAAAATAGGGTGAAAAGTTTTTACTCTTAATAACTTCAAGCTCTAAATTTAATCTATCTAAATATTCTTTATTTTCAGAAAGACCTCTTAGAACTAGACCTCTAGAAGTAAGTGCAAGCAATTCATTATCAGGATCTTCAACCTTTATTGGAAGAAGATCTAGATTACTTTTAATAGTATATTCTTCTACCTTGTTTGCAATCTCAACAGTATTTTCATAAATATCTTCACGCTTAATTCCTTGCTGCAGCATTGCTGTTTTAATTTCTTCATAAGAAAGTAAATGAATATCAAAACTTCTAAAGCTCATCATTCTATCTTCACCATATAAATAGTCAAGTCTTTTCATAGGGTCTTCAATCTTTGATGCCTTGTCAAAGGTAGCTTCTTTATTAATCTTTGCGTGTGTATTTAAAAGCAGCATCATTTCTTGAATTACTTTTTGACTTTTGTCAGAGTGGTGGCAGTCAGGTGTTACTACTGGCTTTACACCATAAATGTCAGCCATTTCAAGTAATTCTTTATTTAATTCTGCAGAGTTGTGTGGCATAAGTTCTACATAAAAATCATCACCAAAAGTTTCTTTAAACCATGTCATATGTTTTTTTGCAGCAGCATATTCTTTATATTCAATTGCTTTTGCAAGAAGTCCACTCATGCAAGCTGATAAAACTATTACACCTTCTTTATACTTTGATAGTATCTCAAAATCAATTCTTGGTTTTCTATAGAATCCTTCAGTCCAAGCAAGTTCATTAAGTTTATTTAAATTTTCTAAGCCCTTGTCATTTTTTGCAAGAAGAACAATATGGTTATATACCATATCCAAGGGATCTGTTCTTTCAGATTTATCTCTATTATCAAATCTATCTGCAGTTATATATCCTTCAATACCCAAAATTGGTTTAATACCATTTGCTTTTGCAGCCCTGTACATAGGTCTGTGACCAGACAGAACGCCGTGGTCAGTTATTGCAATTGCTGATAGTCCGATATCAGAAGCACGTTTAGCATACTCTTCTGGAGTTGCAACACCATCCATCAAGGAGTAGTGTGTATGAACGTGCAGTGGGACGTAAGTCATTTTAACCTTTCAGTTATAAAGGGTGGGGGAGTACCTCTCCCCCACCGCAATTACCAATCTACAGAAGTAGATACGGATGGATTGTCAAAGCCAAGATAGAAAGACTCTTGCTCAGCGTAAGGAACTTCTTTTACAACTGCTTCAAGGTCTGGAATCTCGTGCTTAGACCAATCAAACTTTTCTTCATCCTGTTTAATTGGAATTAGAATATAGGTTGTCTCAGTTCCCTTACCATTTCGCTTTAGCTTCCAAGTCATGCTTGAAAGACTTTGCGAGTCTTGAACATATTCACGAATTGTATCAAATGTTGCAGACTTTGCAACGCCCATGCTCCATACAGCAATGTGTGGGTCATTTACTCCATCATCAACTAAGACGTTGATATAGAAACGTAGACGGGCTCTCCATCCAGCCTTCATGTCTTTTCTGTGCATTTCACAACCAAAGCAACGACCTTCGCTTTCAGCAGAACATGCTGCTTTACGCTTATAATCTTTTGGATTTGTGTGCTCAGAAACAACAATGGCAAGACCATTCTTTTCGTCATAGCTTGGTGAGTCTCCATCAAGTTCATTTACAAAACGAACAGATACACTCTGACTATCTTCTAGCTTAAGCCACGTTACTCGTGGACCGTTATTATCAAATTTTGGCTTATCTAGCATTGCTTCGATATTTTTTAGCCCTTTTACAATTGCCATACTATTTCTCCTAATATTTTGTCCTATAAGTGGACAGTCGTACTATTGTAACACATTTGCTACTAGATCGTCAAATTGTGACACAAACTTTTTTAAGTCTTCATCTGATAAATCTGATACATCTTTTACTGATTCTGGAAGAGTTGCATTGGTTGCACTTGAGCCAAGTATGTTAGATAGTTTCTTTGCCATCTCTTTTCCTGCATCATCATTATCTCCTAAAATAATTACATTATTAAAATACTGTTTTAAAAGTTCCCTCTGTTTACCTGACACAGAGGCTCCTAAAGTGGCTACAGCGTGTGCTCCTGCCTGTTCTAGACGTATTGCATCAAAGGATGACTCAACAACAAATACCTTATCAAATCTTTTTGCTCTAAATAAATTAAACATAGTCTTTGCTTTTGGAAGTCCTAAAGTATTCTTAAATTCTTTTCCTTCTATAGACCTTCCAACAAATCCTAAACATATTCCGTCAGGAGAATGTACAGGGATTGTAACCATGTCTTGACTTTGAGAGTATCCAAGTAGATACTTTTCAACACTATCTTTAGTGATTCCTCTGCCAATGTAATACTGTGCAGCCCTTTGTGAATTCAATGCAGAATCATTTAGTCTTTTAATTACTTCGCTATCAAACTCTACAAAGTCTGGTTTTTTATCAAGCTTTGATTCAAGGGCTTCAATAAAATTAGCCTTATCTGATTTAGAGTCAACCATTCTTGCAGATTCAAAGTATGACCTTTTAGTTACATGCATTATTACTTCAATAAGTGAATGAGATTCTTGACATCCAAAGCAATAAAACAATCCGCTTTCTTTTGAAATTTCTGCAGCAGGAGATCTATAGTTATTATGATAAGGACAAAAGATTATGAAGTCAGATTCTACTTCGTAGACTACATCAATACCTGCAGTTAGCAGACTTCTTCTGACTTGATCCTCTGAGTAGAAGAAGCCATCACTGGCTTGTTTCTGTCTATCCCTGCTATACACTCTGCTGTTCTCTTTCCTACATATACACCGTATATTGATATTTCAAAATTAAATGTCTTACCATTATAGCTAATTGTAAAGTCTGTGTCAATATCATACCTTGGAACATATCCATCAGATCTCATTCCAGCAACAATCATGCCGTAATATTGCTCTTTAAGTCTTACAATGTGGGAGTCATCATAAATTTCACCATCAAGGCTAAATCTTTTTATTGACTTATGAGCGTACATACCATCAATTATATCAATGGAATTAACTAGTTTTATTCAAAATCCTTATAAATAAAGCGACCTGAGTCAAAATCAATGTCTACCATAAATTCCCCACAAAAGCCATGACGGTTTTTTCTAAATACACATTCAAGAATTGTACTTCCAGTAGCACGACCAAGTGCTAAAACCCAGTCAGCATCATAGGCTAATTGCTTTGACCAGGCTACCTGACCAAGGGAGGGAACGCTGTTCATATCGGTTGCATTATCTGGTGTAGCAGATGCAATTGCAACAATTGGAACTTGTGAAGAAATTGCAAGAACTTTTAATTCTCTAGAGATATTTTTAATCTTTACAACTTCATTCTCGCCTCCTTGATTTGAATTCATTAACTGAATATAATCAACAAATACAACGTCTGGAGAATACTGATCTATCTTTCCTCTAATAACAGAAGGAGACACGTCTGCCATACCGTCATTAGAAATAATATAAAATGGTGGCTTATCTTTCAAATGTTGTTTAGCCCAATTTTCAAAGCCTTCAATATCAATTAGACCTGCACTTAATTTTCTATGTGAAAAATATCCTTCAGCCATAATCGTATAGACACGATTTCTTACTTCTTTCTCTGTCATTTCAAGAGAAACTATTAAAGGTTTCTTCCCAGCTTTCCACGCTTGTACCGCCATAAAAATAGCGAGCCAAGACTTCCCAATGGCAGGATAAGCAAGAAGAATACCAAACTGACCAGGAGCAATGCCACCAGGTAAATAGTTATCAAAACCTGCAAGATTTGTTCTAACGCCGTGGATACCTTTTTCACTTAACTCCTTAATTTGTATAAAGTGTGCAGAAGCATCTTCTACATCTGTTGCATCAATATCTCTTACATCAGAACTAATTCTTTTAAGATCAGATGTTTTTGAAATTATTGAATTAAGAGCTTCAATTGGTTGATGATCATTCAATTGTTTTGCACTAGTCATTAATGCATTTCTTAAATTATCTTCAAGAAATTGTATTCTTAACTCTTCTAGATGATGTTTTGTTGTACCAATCTCACCTACTGGTTGAAAGTCTCTAAACTTTTCTATCAGAAGTGACTTTGTTGGAACAATTGAATTTTGCTCATAATAGTTTTTTACAAAATCCCAAACATCTTTATGAGTTCTAAACAAAGTATCGGGGTTCGCTTGAAATAGCACATGAATTTGCTTATCATTTAAAACCGCAGACAGTACCTTTGCTTCCAAATCAGACATTACTTATCTAGCCATTCCTTTGCTTGTACCCTTAGTAGCCTTCTAGCTACATCATCATCTTCTTTTATTTTTTTTGCATCATAAACTTTATGAGCATTGTCTACCAACCATTTCCAAGTTGGAGATGCAGATACGCCCACATAATATTCAATTAGATCATAACTTTGCTCTATACCATATGATTCAATCAATGAGTCTGCAGCCCATTGCTGAATGTGTATGTTTATATTTTCTTCTGTTAAGTTTTTTTCTTTTATTAATTTTTTATATCTAGATATTAGTGCAAAGCGATCTTTCTTCTCAGCCACTAATCCTCTAATTCTTTCTTTGCTTCTTCTACCTTTTGAATTACCTTGTTTTCTACAAATTCATAAACTCTATCAAGAGCCTGATCTGTATTTTCTCCATTACGGACAAAATCTGTAATTCCTAAATCAATCCTAAGACTTTGAAAATTTCCAAGGTTTAGGGTATATCCTAGTGTTACTGAAACATTTGTTGTTTCTGACATTTTGGTCTCCTACCATGTCTCTTCTTGCCAAGTCGGAATGAAACGCCCATCCGATGTCTTCGTATAAAGCATTATAGCATCTCCCATTCTAGAACGCAAGTCTTGCTCTGTTAGGACGTTTCTAGGGGTAATCTTACCGTCTTTTCTCGGTCTACCACCGTGTACAGTTGCCATAATGTCTCTAATCTCAAAAATATGATCTTCAGAATAATACGCATTAATTTGAAAACCTCTTTCTCCACCAATACTATCACCAATTGGCTCAGGAATCAAACCCTTTGCAATTATTCTTTGAAACTGTACTCTTGATCTATTTAAAATTCTTGCAGTATTTGCAATTGAATAAGCTCTTTTCCTATGCTTTTTAAAATCTGAATACAGCATACTCTGTTCTTTACCCTGAGTTACATTAAAAAAATTAACAATGTTGCTGCTTTTGTTAATATGAAAAACTTTTACAAGTTCTTTGTTTATGAAAAATATTTTTTTGCAAGGATTTATTTTATCCTGTGGTTGAGACATGTTGCCGACCTAAGAAATAATTCTTTCACCAATTGCAATTATTGAAACGTCAGCAGAGAATGCTCCAGAAGTTGCTGATGAAAATACATTTATCTGACAAGAGTTTTGAGTTACTCCACTCAAAACTGGATACAAGTTTGATACACCAGTTACAGAAGTTACTGAGCATGTGACTACTGGGGTAGTTTTAAATATTCCAGAGTAGTCAAATAATGCTGGGGCATTTGACTGAACAGATAAATTTGCATCAATAATTTTTTGAGTCTCTGCATAAAAGACTATATTTGATGTTGATGTGTTAGATGGTGTAGGGGTATCCCTATATTTAATTTTTGAAAAAGTGCTAACAAACAAGTCTGAGACTCTATTTATTTCTTGAGCTATTCTAAATAAATAAGATATGTCAAGTGGCTGACCTCTATCTGGTAATTCAATTTGTGCCATTTTTTTCTCCTAGTTAATTATATCAGGTAAGTAATTCTTACACAGTTAAAGATATTGCTCCAGTATCAAATATTTTAAATAAATCATACACTCCTTGTACTGATCCAGAAATTCCTAAATATTCATCAAGTCTTGGTTGATAAGAAGCTGATGCTGATTCAAAAATTCCTATTTTAGGAATATCTTTTAATGCAACAGTTCCAATGGCTCTTACTGAAGCAGACCCCCCTGGTATTATAATGTTTGTTGTATCTGAAACTATTCTGTCATAGTATTCAAAATTACCCATTGCTGATCCAGATCCCCACTGAACAAAAACATCTGTATCATGTTGTTTAAAATTTTGTGAATGATTGTGAGCTATAGATGCACTAGTGGCTGAAGCAGAATTATAATTATAAATTGTTGGAGTATCCCAAGTTAGACCTACTTCTTCTGAAGAAATTACTACAGTAACATCTGATTCCAAAGGTCTATATTGACCAAGGCTTTTAAGTATATAAAGCTGTGACCAAGCTGACCACTGGTTTTTATCAACAGATATAATTCTAAATTGAAAAGCATGATCTCCATTTTTATCTGGTGGCGATAATTTTTCTACAGGAATTCTTATCTCTGCCATTAGGATACTCCTATGCCAAACCTATATTCTATATAGCTTGTAGAATTTTCTCTTTTTAAAATTGGATTTTGATCTAACGTTTTTATATATTCGCCAGAAACGAGGGAGTACAGGGGGTTATAGCTAGAAATATTTTCAAATCTTATTCCATCATAAAGTACAAAATGTCCTCCAGTTTGAACATTAGAATTATTATGAATGCAAGTATAAATTCTTATACCATTTACAGAGCTCCAAGAAAAGTTTTGATCTGTTGTAAAATCTGACAAACTTTTTGTAACAACTTGATATCTCATTGACTCTATATCTGTATCTTCAAGTGCAATATTTACATAAGCCGTTGACGTAGATGTTGTTGAATTATTTAAAAACTCTAACCTAATTTTAACATTATCTGGTGCTGGTGCAGATCTAGCAGTACTAATTACTGAAAATGCTAGTTTTATTTGATCTGTTGGTAAATTTTTTCCCAAGTTTAAGCTAATAGAATTATTTTCAATATAATATGAAGCACTGCTAGAGGCATTTATTAAGGAAGAGCTTGCAGATACTCCAGAAACTACAGAGGTACTTCCAGAAACAAGGAGGCTTTTGTCTAAATATCTTGGAGGCTCTCCTCTGTTTATTC